ATATTTAATGTTCCATCTAAAAATCCACCAATTTGATTAGAAGTATAAGGGAAACAAGTTACGTCATTTTCATTAATGTCTTTTCCACATATATCAAAAGGTACTCCACTTTCTAAACCTTCTTGTAAGTCATTAATGAATTGGTCACTTATCTCTAAATCTCCTTCTTCTAATATTTTACTACTATTTCCTGTGGCAAAAGATGATAATTTATTTTCATAATATTCTAATACACTTTCACTGTCCATTTTTCTAAATAATTCAATTGGTATAATTTTTTTGCCATTTTCTTCAATTAATTTTAATAAATTAAAACCATTTTCATGAAGATTTAATAAAATATTTTCTCTATACAGAATATCTAAATATGTATCCCAATTTTTTTCATTAATAATATTTATGAGATTTTGAATTGAATTCCATCCACCTCTATCTTGAAAACCAGATTCAATTTTTTCAGATATACTAGACAATACAGTAATTTCATCAATTGAATTAAAACCCTTATCTCTAATATTTTTTGCTAATGCAAAATAAAAACGTCCGTCAATAGATAAGAAATCTTTTACTTCTAATTTTGTTTCATCTAATAATAATAAATCTTTATAAATACAAGCAATAACATTACCTTCTACTGATTTCCTTCCTTGTAATAATTCTTTAAGATATTTTTCTGAGCCACTAATAAAATCTTTCAATTAACCACCTCAAATTCATCCAAATATTCATTAAGATTCTTTTTTCTATTTTTAGAAGTATATTTAACACTAATTATTTCTACATTTATTTCTTTGTCTTTTTCTTTCTTAGGAATTTTATAATCAACAAGATTATTTTTTAATATAGTAGAAAAATATCTTATCTTGCCATATTCAGTGTCAAAATCTTTTTTCATAAATTTTTCTAATTGTGATTTATTATCTTGTATATAAGAACTAATTTTATTATAAGTATGAATATTAGATATTTCACTTAATTCTTTAAATATAGCAGTATTTATTACTTTATATCCGAAAATATCATTTATCATATTAAAAACTATTATTTTACTTTCCTTTTCTTCTTGCATTTTAATATAATCTTGCTCACTACAATAATAATTATTTTTACCATTTATAACTACTTTGTATAAAGTATTTCTCTCTTTTTTAATTCCATGACATTTACATATTACAAGCATAAAATACACCTCTTTAATAATAAAAGAGGGAATATTCCCTCTTTTATTTAATTATTATTCAAATAATGATAAAATATTTTCAAATGCTTTTGTTGGTAAAGCAATATCAAATTTTGATGTGCCATAACTAGAAAGTATTTCTTTAACTTTTATTTTTTGTTCTGGAGTAGATGTTTTATATTTAGTAGTGATTGATTTAATTAATTCTTTGTTTTTTTCTTCATTAATTACATCTTTTTCTATTGTATCAATCTTATCTTCAGTTTCTTTTTTAGGGTCTTCTTCAATAATATTATCCTCAGAAGTATTTGCTTCAAAATTATATCTTTCTTTTTGTTTTTTAATTGCAGTTAGAATAGCATTAATAAATTCATCTGCACCAAAATCAATTTTAGGTTCAATATCAATAAAATGTGATTTAACATCTATTGCATATTCTTCATCTCTAAATACTACAACTCTGCGTTCTGAAGATATTCTTCCTACTTGTTTATCTTTTTTATTGAAAGCATCTTTAACAGTTTCTAAATCATTCATTTCTCTTTCTATGTATGCACATGCAACGATATTAACTTTATCCTTGATAGCATTATAATATTTAGCATCTAAGTTTGAAGTGAGTTGTTCAAATTCAATATCTGTCATTAAATCTTTTTTATTTTTAACTTTTGTATGTCCAATAAAGAAAATACCGTAACCTGCATTTCTTAATTTAAATATTGTTGTAATAGCCAAATCTACAACTTTATTTTCACCTTTTTGAAATCCTCCAAATGCTTGAGAAATAGATTTTACTCTTTTTTCTGGAATAACACTTGCATTATAGATAGAAACTGCTTCTTCTTCCCCTAATCTAAATAATTCATCTACAGTATCAATACCAATTAATTTTAAATTTTTATAATCTGTATCTCTATATTCAACTAATTCATCTACTATTTGTTCTAATTCTGCCCAATCATTTGCTCTATCATTGAGTATTCCACCTAAATGTTCTGGAAGTGGTTCTTGACCTATAGTTAGAAGCAAAAATCCATCTTCTCCATAAAGTTTTCTACCAATTTCATATGCCATAGTCGTTTTCCCAATTCCGGCGATCCCATCTAACAAATAACTAAAATTTGCAAAATCAACTTTAATTTCTTTTCTTACTCCTACTTTTCTTCTACTCATAAATAATCTCCTTTTTATTTAATATAATATTTATTATTTTATAAAATTAAAGGGGAGTTTCATCCCCTTAATCTTATTCTAAATCTAAATCCATATCAGCAAAAATATCTTCATCATCATTGGGTTTATTATCTTTCTTAATTTCTAATGGTTTAACAATAAAATCATCTGCATTATACAATGTATCTTTACGACCTTTTGTATATCCTTTTGCTACATTTACTATAACCATTTCTGAAATTCTATCTCCGTATAAAGGTGTATCTCCCATTTCTTTTCTAATATCATCAAGAGTAATAGCACCTAATTCAAGAAGTTCTTGTTGTGTTTCATCAAGCATATCAGGAGTAATTTCAACTTTTTGTGAACCATCTAAAATTTTAACTTTTACTCCAATTTCTTTCCATGTTTTATCTTTAACAGTGAATTGTTTTTCAAATAAATTATTTAATTTTTTATTTGCTTCATTAGTTTCATCTTTTGATGTATCTAAAACTAATGTTACAGGGCAACCAATAGTTTCTTTTCTAGTATTATCATATTCCCTAATATATGTATTGATATTTATTTTATTAGTTTTACTGAGTAAACTTTTATCAACACTATCTTTATTAAAAAATACTGTCAATTGTCCTGTAGATGTAGGGATAGCATCTTTTTCAACAAGATAAATCCTTGATGGTACATATTTTCTATAATATTTGCCTGTTTTATCTGAATATTGATAAACTATATTTCCTAATACTTTAAATAATCTATTGTCTACTTTACCAGAAGAAATAACTTTATATAAATATTCAGTATAATCTGATTCAGCAATAAATTCTTTTCTTTTCTTTCTGCTATTTTCAATTTCTGTATTTATATCTTCAACATTTAATTCTTCTACATCTTTTTCTGATGCAGTACCATCTAAAATTCTTTCTAATTTATATCTTCTTCCGTATTCTTCTAAATCAATTACAAATTTTTTAAATTCTGCAACTTTTTCTATTTGTTTTGGATCAAATCTATTTTTCCATAATATTTCTAGTTTTTCACCTTTTATTTGATTTCCTTCTGCGTCTTTACCACCTTTAGAAAAAGTATATATCTTACCTTCTCCGTTAGCAAAATAACCACCTTTAGATTCAAGCATGTGACGATTATCTCCTGCAACAACATTAAAAAGTAATTTATTATTAGTCCATCCACTAGGATAACTTTCTGTAGTGTAAGGTTTAAATTTTTCTGATTCTTTACCTATTGATAATTTACCAACAAATTCAAATGTATTATTTGCCATATGTAATATTATTCTCCTTTAAATTTATATTTTTATATTCTGTATAGTTATTTATTAAAATAGATCCATTAACTAAATCCTACTCTTCTTCGTCATCATTATCTTCAGTTTCATCATATAATCTTAAACTGCCATCCGCAATTTGTAGAATAGACCAAAGTTCTTCACACTCTTTGCCTTCTGGCATTAATTGAATCTTAAGTTTATCTCCTTTTCCAATCAGTTTTACAATATTTCCAATCTTAACTTCACCAGACTCAGTTACAAATCTTACCTTATCTCCTTCTGAAAGAGTGACATCACCATTAACAGAATCTACTACCATTTGTTTGTACGGATTAACTTTTACTTCAACCATAAATAAACATTTCTCCTTTTCTTTTTTAAATTTTATCTTAATTTTAACTTAAACCTCAAGTTTGCATAAAATATTCCTTTTGTCATGATTTTTAGAAAGTTGACATGCTCTAAACCCTTAATTTATAAGGGTTTGTAAATTGGTATATTTTGCCAATCACCCTTTCTACTTGATATTTTCTTACTTTTTTGATTTTTGATGAATTTTTCTTAATTCCTTCCTACATTCATTATTATATTCCCATTCTGTATAATTGTCAAGAGAGAATTTAATTTATTTTTTGGTTTTTATATAAACTTTCTCTTGGGAAACTTAATTAAATAATACAAATAAATTCTTTATGGTATTGTTTTTCTGCTATTTCACGAGCATTAACTGCCTCGTCAAAACTATTAAATCTACCTAAATGAATTTTCTTTTTATTATATGTAATTGCTGCCATCCATTTTTCTCTTGATTTGTCCCAATAAACACCTTTTCTACCAGAAGTATTATTGCTATATGTTTTACTATGTATTATATTTTCAAAATGTTCACAAATTCTTAAATTATTTTTTCTATTATCATATGTAATATGATTTTTATGATCAACATCTTTTTCTCCACTTGAATCCATAATCAACATATTCATACGAATTATTTTTCCAAATGGATTAGATATTACATAATTATCAGGATTATATGACCATGTATATCTTTTAATTTTATCATAATCCTCTAAATCAAAATAAAATTCTTCTCCTTTAGATGTATAACCTATACCATATTCACCTGACAAATCATATTCGTTTAATTGTCTAATACTCTCACCCATAATTTTCATAGATTCTGCATGTAAACAACCGCATGATTTAGTATTACCTGATTTTAAAGAAGGTGTAGAAACATAAATAATTGTTTTATTTTCACAACTGCATTCACATTTCCATAGAAAACTTCTATAATACCTTTTATCAGATTTCTCCAATACTGTTAATTTGCCAAATACTTTACTAACTAAATTTTTTTCTTCATCTAAACAACCACATGAATTATTTACATTATGTTTTAATTCATATGAATTCTTAATTACATAATTACCACATTCACATTTGCATTTCCATACAGCATTTTTATTTTTAGTTCCTATTAATTCTTCTACTACTAATCTATCAAATTTCTGTCCGATTAAATTAATTATTTTACTTTTAGAAGAACATAGTTTACATCTAGTAGTATTACCTGAAGTTAAATTGTTTCCTTGCACTAAAAATTCTGTTTGGAATTCACAATCACATTTACATAGCCAATATATTTTCTTTTTTATTCTTTCTTTATGCATTGACAATACAGTTAAATTACCAAATTTTTTACCAGTTAAATCTTTTATTCTATTTATTCTTTCCTCCAATAGCAATCTCCTTTCATCTTATTTCTACTAAATATTTAATAGTAGTTTGACTTTCATTATATATAACTATTTCATCTCTTTTAAGCATACCAGTACCACCATGAGCATGTAATACATTCGCATTAGGACACATTTTTTGTAAATTCTTATAATCTAAATTATGAAATTTACTATCAAATGAATATACATCATATGGCTTACCATAAGCAACCGAATTTAATGACATAAAGGCTGAATTAGAAGTACCTTTACTCCAATAACTCCCATTAATAGATGTATATCCTTTACTCTTATCTGCGGAATTGCTGAAGTAACAACCATCACCAAACATCGAACCTGTATACAAAGCATTTGCAGGTCTTATTTTTAATCCTGAATTAATAATACTCCACCAATTCTCATTTCTACTCCCATGCCATAATAACTTATTAACTTTTATATTTTCTTTTTGTACGAATTCATCATATCTTTCTTGTGTCTTCAAATTAATAACTTTCCATGCAGAATAAAACTTATTACTAATCTCACCTAATTCTTTCTTAATCATCTTCAATTCTTCTTGAGTAATTTCTTCAAATTGTAATCCCATTGCATCTAATATTGTTTTATTATTTTCTACTTCTGTTACAACATCTTCATTTTCATCTTTTTCTTCAATAGAGTGTTGAACAACCTGACCTTTCATAATATCAAGTAAATCTTGTTCTCTTTGAAGTATTTCAGAATAATCTTTATCATCTTTTGCAAGATAATCTTTAACTTTTCCCATTTTTCTAGGAATAGTTTTAAACAAATCAACTAGTATCTTATTAAATAATTCAATATCATCTGTATTAATCAAATTATTTAAAATTAATTGTGCTTCATCGATCATAGTTTGGGTTACGTTATTTGAAGAAATTGTATAGTTATCTTTAATTGCTTGTCGTGCCATTGATTGTAATCTTGCTACAATTTGTGCAATGGAAAGATTATTAATATCAAGATATTCCTTTTTCTTGTTTGGTGTAATAGTAGTTTCTGCAACTAATCTTGATTGATCTACATATCCCTTACGTATCTTACTTTTTAAAGTAGAATCCCATTTCCCTATAGGATATCTTTTTGTTTGATATCCACCTACACCAATTCGTCCATATTTTGCAATAAAATAATCTTCACCATCTGGTATCAGTTCGTAATATTTATTATTATTTGCATTAGGTTCTACTTTAACTAGATATAATGGATTTTGCATATATCCACTCTCCTATAAATAACAAACTAAAATTTCAATATCAATATCTTCAAATACATCTTCAATAATTTCCTTAACAATATCCCAATCCAACTTGTCTAGTCCCGATCCAATACAAGGAATCGCAATCTTTTCAATTTCTAATGTTTCAATTGTCTCAATCATATCTTCCAATGATTCTCTTAGACTTGCATAAGTAGGTTTATGATAATATTTCCTTTTAGTTACTAAATTAAATACGTTGTCAATCAAAATGGCACAATTATCAGGAATATAATCAACAGTATTCTTTAACTTTTTACGCATATTATATAATTCATCAAATTTTACTGCAATTCCTGCACCTAATGCAAAGTCACCAGAAATACAATGTGCAAAATAATAACCATGTGGTACTGAAAATAAATCTCTTTGTACTTCATTTAAAATCATAATAAACATTTCTCCTTTTTGTTTTTTATTTTAATTAATTATAACTAGGCTCATTCTTATCGTCCCTATAACTAATTAATCTACATAATCTTAAATCAATATTTCCATTCTCATTTACTGATTCATCCATATATTTAACACGTACAATCTTACCCATTATTTCATCTTGATTATTCCAAATATAATCTCTAACCAATCTATCATCATATTTTTCAGAGTTATATTTTGTTTTATACCCACCCATAATATTAACTGAATTCCCTTTGTAATCAACAATCATCTTACCTAAAGTATTTTCAAATGCCTTACCTTTTTCTCCTTTTTCAAAGCCAATTACACGTAAATCTGCTTCTTTTTCTGTTTTAATTTTTAACATTTGTTGATATGATTTCTTACCATTGTATTTTACATCTAATAGTAATACCATAATACCTTCATCATCTTGCTCCATCATTTTTTCAAACCAATAATCAATTTGAGCAATATCTTTTCCTACATAGAATGGATCGACATTGCTAATTAAATTAGAATTTATTTTATCAACTAATTCTTTTGCTAAATTCTTTCTATCCCTACAAATCATAGGATGATAACCTTTATAAAATCCATCATCAGGGATAAAATTAAATACATTTACTTCTATTCCATGTTTAACTCCATCTTTCCTAAGAATAGAACCTGTTTTATTAAATCTTTCTGTTCTAGACATAGTATTTTCATTGTCAATTGCTAATAATTCACAAGCAAATACTCCATGTTGTAAATATGCATTTAATAATGCTTTTTCAATATCAATTAATCCTGTATATAATTCTCCACCGGAGGACATAATTTTTACTATATTATTACCTACTTCAATTTCTGCTCTATATCCATCTATTTTTTTATAAATACCAAATTCTTTACCTTTTAATAATTGAATATGTTTTGGTTCTGCAACTTCACCTTTTTCTAATTTATGAATATAGATAAATTCATATCCAAAAGCACTATTGATAGTTTTTTCTTTTAATCCACAACGTAAATCCTGAAGTATAATTTGAATATATAATTCCTTCATATCATCTTCTTGTTGTGATAAGAATTGTTGAATATTTGCAATTGCTTCATCTGAACCAGTATTATGAATAGATAAATATTCTCTTAAATCATAGAAATTATTTATTGTTACAGTTGGTTTAGATTTAACCTTTTTCTCAAGTTTCTTACGTTTAATACCAGTTTTTACTTCTGTGGTATAAACAAATGTAAGAATATCCTTCAACAATACATTATCTTGATTATTCTTTAAAATATCTTCTTTACCATTCCTACTAGAAATTGATATTAATTGATTCATAACACTTAATACTTGTTGCATAATATGTAACCTCCTTTATCTACTCAAATTTCATTTTCTTCAACTTTTCTAATTGTTTCTCCACATTAGCAATCTTGTTCATTTTCATTTTCTCTGCACGTTTAATAGCAGATTCTTTTGTTCTATGCCAATCTTTCCCTTCACCAAAATATCCTTCACCTTGATTTTTTACTACCTTAACATAATTTTTATCATTGTCTACATCTGCATATGAAGGAAATTCAACTTCTACTTCAAATATACCTTGAGTTAATGCGTATTTAGTAATCCATACTTTAAAACTATCACTCATAATCATTTCCTCCTTTATTGCTAACCTTTAATTCTTACTAAGTATAACATTATATTTCCTATCTGTCAACTACTAATTTTAACACATTACTAATATTTTAATTTCTCCTTCATACTCTCTACCAATATCTTCACAAAATTCCTTCCAATCTTCAGGTGTATTTTTTATAACACATGCCATTTGTTTTTCTGTTTTAATTTCTCCATTATCATTTACAAATACATCTACTAATTCTTGTTTAGTTTTACCTTTTTCTTTTAACCATTGAAAATATTCTTTTCTAGTTTTTTCGTTGTTCAAATTAATTATTCTCCTTTTTTAATTAAATTCTCTCAATCAAATTATAATTCTTAACAAAACTATCTAAGTCAAATTTAAACTGAAAACCTGCTGCTTTGGCATGACCGCCACCTAAAAATTGTTTAGCAATCTCAGAACAATCTACTTCTCCTTTTGTTCTTAAACTAGCAATACCACTACCTAAACTAAAGAATAAATAATAATCAATATTATCATCATTAATAAAATCTCTAACTTCTCCTGCATGTTGAGTAGATAAAAATACAGCAACAGTTTTACCTTGATTGTCTTTGTATAACTTCATATTTTCTTTTTGTTTTTCAATAAATTTAATTTTTCGTTCTTCTGCTAATTTTAAAATTAACTCTTCTGTGTTGATTAAAGTACAATCTGGATTATCTAAAAATCTATCCATAAATCTATCAAAACCATACTCATAAGCAAGTAAATTTAACTTTTTACTCATAGGATATTTATGATGCCATAAATCATAATCGTTTGTATATGTAACTAAATCAATATATTTTGCTAATCTTTCTACTTTATCATGTAAATCCATCTTCATATAATAATCTAATAACCATTCATAAAATACTTTAGCACCACATTTATCATCTGCAAATATAACCCATTTATATTTAGTTAACCATTTTGCAGTTTTATGATGATCGAATAATAATGCACAATCATTATATTCAGAATTATTCTTTTCAATCTTTTCTGCTACTTCTTCATTAACTGATATGTCAGTAATAAAAATAACATCCTTACCTAAATACTCTAATACCTTTTCATTAATATTATCGTAATTACAATATTCTACTTTTGCATTAGGATATACTACTTTACCTACAATTGCTGCTGATACGCCATCTAAATCATTATGTGTTAAAATAATCAAAAAATCTATCTCCTTTTTATTTATTTATTTATTTTTAATCTTACCTAAGTATACAATTATTTTTATCATTTGTCAAGTAGTAAATTTAAAACAATTCTCTTCTTTATCTGAAATTAAATTTTGTATAATCTCTGTTTCTGTTGCTTTTACCAATCCTTTATATACCTTAATAAAATATCCAAAAGTATCAAATAAATTATTAATATCTTGTCTAGTTAATTCTTTTCCAGTTAAAAATGAAAAATATAATTTATCATATTCTTCTGATTTTAATACCATATTAATTAACACC